CGAAATCTAATGTTTATTAGTCCAGCAATGAATAACGCGAAAGGACAAAAATATTTAGATTGGGATGAAATTGTTAAACCCAACGGCACTGTTCCACGGTCAGCATTTAAAAAATATGTCGAAGAATTGCTCGGGCATAAAGTAGATGTAGACAAGATACTTGCGGGTGAAGATGAGGAGTTTGATGAAAACTTTAAAATATTCTATGGTTCGCAGTTTGATACTTGTGAGGGATTTGGCGGGACAGGCATGAAGGCATCATTATCTTTTTTTCAAGTAGAATAATTATGTTTTAATTATTATTTATTTATTATTATTTTATTTGTAATTAATTTAATATATTTATTTATAGAGAGTTATAACTTTTATAGAATATCACTTTTCATTTTCAGAAAATATTTCCATTTACCTTTTTTATAATAATTGATTTAATTACAATTTTAATATTTATAATTAAATAATAAATAAATCATATATAAATATGGAATATGACAACTTATTACTGGACTCACAAAACCTACTTCAAGGAATACTATAAGACATACTATTTGAAACATAGGCAAGAACAGATAGATAAAGCGACCGCTTGGAATATAGCCCATCCTATAAGGCACGGAATTGCTTGTCGTAAACATTTGAATGCTAATAAGAAGGACGTATATGGTAAGCGACGTGTTAAATATGTACACAAGGTATTGATGAAAGAATTATTGAATTACTTTAAATGATTTTACTCTTAAGTCCTTTGAACGGAGGTAAATCGCGAAGCTGACTACGAATTCGTTACATTAATATTAATATTATTAACAATAGCATATATATATGCAATAGGAAAATAAATAAAAATAAAGTTATTAAATAATATATATTATTAATTTCAAACTCCATACATTACCATTTTAATATATATTTATTAATTATTTTTTATATCTATTTATATTTTGTTCTTGTTAAATTACAATGCTTACATAATGGTCTCAATTTTGCTACTTGTTTATGATATTCTTGAAATAATAATTTAATATCATTATCTTCTTCACAAAATTTAATGTTAAAAGTTATTGGTATTTTTATATAATCAGTAGGAATAATTATTGAAAATTGTTTAATAAAATCATTACCAATACCTTCAAAATGATTAATATGGTCGGCATGTTCTGCTTCATCATTACATAACTCGCACATAGCAGGAAAGTTAAATAATTTATATGCTTGTATTTGCGAATCAATCGAGTGTCGTAGTGCTTTAAAAAATAATTGTTTATTATATTTTGATTCAGTTATTTGTTTATTTGCTATGCATTTAATAAAAGATATTTCAGTTTGTGTATTATCTATATTTAATATATATAATCGTAAAAAATCAGGATTGGGGCATAGTTCAATGCCAATAGATTTCATATTTTTAGTTTTTTCAGTATAATATGCGTGTCGCTTTATAAGTTCATATAAAAAGACATCAGATACATCATTAGTTATACCTATTTTTCTTATTAATTTTTGCACGTATTCTGTAAGTTCTTTTTGAGTTTTAAATAAAATATTATTTACTTCTATCATCTATCAATTATATTATATATATTATTTAAATTGATTTAAGAATTAAAATATACTATAATATAATGGACGAACAAAAAGTATCTTACGGCACTGCTTATTATAGGGCTAACAAAACATACCTCGACCAACGCCGTGTATTATGTAATTACGCAAAGGGGTTTCCCAAAGAATATATTGTTTCACTTGAAAAAGAACGAGGACTAACTGATGCGATTATTCATTTAAAATCTCTTAGAAAACTCGCCCGTAAAAACGCAATGGATAATATTATATTATTAATTAAATAAAGCATTTAGAAATAAAATATACTGAATATATATAAATGGAATTCATTGAACGCGTCGATTGTAAAGCAGTAAAATGGCTATTATCTCAATTATCTAACGAATTTATTCAAAAATATGTGCTTGAAGGAGAAGAGACAAGATTTAATTATACGCATGTTAAAAAAATACTTCTTAATTATGAAAAAAATAATGGAATTGTCAAAGCATTCTACCGCAAAACTGATAAGTTTAATATTTTACGCGACTATACTAATGGTGTTCAAGCATTACCTGCCGTTTTTAGAGGTCTAATTGCTAAAAATATGACTGATACTGATATAATTAACGCTCATCCTGTAATTATTTTAAATCTCTGTAAAAAACATAATATAGCGTGTTTATATCTTGAAGACTATTGCACGAATCGTAAAGCCATTATTAGTCGTGGTGATACGACAAAATTAGATGTAATCCGTAGTATTAATAAAAAACAAAAAATGAAAGGAGTTAAAACATGGATGGTCTCATTTGATAATGAAATGAAACAAATACAACAAAGTTTTTTATTATTGCCTGATTATGAACCACAGCGAGAATTAGCCAAAACAAATACTAAAAATATGGAAGGAGCATTTATGTCTCACGTCGCAACTACTTATGAAGTCATTATTTTACATACTATTCTTCAAAATATTAAATTAGAAATTGGCGTGCTTATGTTTGATGGATTTATGTTTTATGGTGATAAACCGGATGGGTTTCTTGATTCATTAACAGCACTAATAAAGGATAAACTAAATTTTGATATTCAATTTAGTTATAAAGAACACGATAATAGTCTTATTATTCCAGATGATTGGAAAGACGATGACCCAATATTATTATATAATACATTGAAAAATAAATATGAAAAAGATTATGCACTTGCTTATATTGAAAATAATGTGTCTTATTCTTATAAAATAAATCAAAAAATTAATTTTTACTCACCAAGTGATATCGTACATCATTTTGAAACTGAATATATTGGAAAAATAACATTTTGGTCTTTATGGGTTCGTGACCCTAATCGACAAACATTTAAAGATGTAGGCGTTTATCCGCACGATGCTGAATGCCCTGATGGAATGTTAAATCTTTGGACTGGCTATGACGCGGCTAAATTACCTATATCTAATGCGGACATATCTCCTATTTTAGAACATATTAAAATTTTATTCAAAACTGAACTATTATATAATCACGTTTTAGATTGGTTCGCAAATATGTTGCAGTATCCAAGCAGTCAATCTATCATGATGATTTGGCAGTGTGAGGAAGGCGCAGGCAAATCTGTAATTGTAGATTTTATCTCATTTATCATGGGTAGAAATCTTGTTTGCGAAATCCAAAACGCAAAGGAGGACTTATTTGGTAGGTTTAACGGACACTTAGCAGGCAAAGTTTTTTTAAATATTAATGAAACAAGCAGACAAGATATGATGCCATTTATTGAGAGAATAAAAAGTATGATTACAAGCCCAACTATTAATATTGAAGAAAAAGGGCACAAAATGTATATTGAAGACAATAAACGTCACATGCTAACGACTATTAATCCTGTAAATCCATTTTCTATAAAAGAAGGAACTCGTAGGTTTTCTTATATCGAATGCTGTGAAGATTTAATTGGAAATATTGAATATTTTAATTTTTTATATTTATGGATTGCTAAAAAATCAAATCAACGCGCATTTTATCAGTTTCTTATGGAGCGACAAGTTAAACAAAAATTAACTATAAAAGATATTCCTATTACTGAGGCAATGCTTAAAATGTATGAATTAAACCGTGACCCAGTCGAAGACTACTGCATAGAATTTACTGATGAGAAAACAAGTATGATTAATTATGAATGTTATAAACATTATCTTACTAAAAATGGTTTAAAATATGAAATTTCTAAAAAAGCGTTTGAAATGAAATTTATGAAATTTGCAGAGAAATATAATATTACAAAAAGTCGTTCGCTCGTAGATGGTATTATTCAAACTACATATTCTAAACTTGTGATTGAAAATGATGCGAATGTTAAATAATAATTATGTTTTTCCCTGAGTATATGCCACGACACACCTACACACCTCAACCACACCTATTTTTTGAGGTGTGGTTGTTTGTTTTTTTAAAAAAATAAATTATTTGTTACCTATTACGATGTCCTTTTATTATTTATATATATATATATATATATAATTACACACCTACACACCTAAAACCCATATCCCCATAGGAATGACCTACCCCTTTTTTGTTCACGCTAAACAAAAAACATATACCTATAATGGAGGAAGCAAAAAATAGGGTGTGTAGTGTGTAGGTGTGTTTGGCATATACTCAAAGGAAAATTATTTATAAATAATAAAACCTTACCATATATGACTTAAAGACACATCAGCATATATATATGAATGGAACAAGACGCAGTAATATTGGCGCACCAACTAATAGCATTAGGCAAAAATTACGCTCGAACATCGACACATGAGATTTTGGTCTTAAACCAATCACGCGTATATTTTCAGGCAATACACGACGGAAATTATCATACAATGGACTTCTACATAGATGATGTAGCGCGAACATTGACCACACATAAAATCAAGCAGCGCGACGTATTTGAGCATACATACTACCGCGTGTGCCCCGCGCCGCTCATTATGTGAAAGACGTTGTAGGCATAAGTATTTGCCATATATACATAAGAAAACGAATATAAAGACGCATTAGCATATTAGCGAGCAAAAAAAAGAAAAATATACTTGTGAATGTGGTTCAGTTATTCGTAGAGGCGACAAATCACGCCATCTTAAATCAAATAAACATATTATTTTTATTGAAGTTTAGCAAATTAATTATAAATAATTAATATTTAATTATGATTATTTAAAAAAATAATATATTAGGATATATATATAATGTCTAAAATTGATGCTATTGATAAAAAGATAAATGATTTTCGCAAAATGTTTACTGTTAAATATTATGTTGCTGAGAACTCGCATGACGAATACAATAAGCTATTAGACAAGCGCTTTTACAATAAAGCGGCCAACAAATCTAAAATTGCTAAGCCACGACCTGATTTTGACATGAACACATCGACCATATTAGCGCCTTATTTAATACAATGGCAGACCTTGATAAATGATTATAAAAAACTTGCGGGCAAAGAATATAAAAAACCTATATTATATAACGCAGGCAAGGAGGAATCATTAGCGGCAAATCAAGCAGAAAAGGAAGCAGCGCGCGAAGCAAGGGATGTGAGATTGGAAGAAGAAAGAAAAAAGAAACCACCGCCACCAAGACCAAAAAAAATAAGTAAAGCAAAACAAGAACTACTTAAACAATATAATATGACTGAAAATGAATATGATGAAATGGTAAAGGCTGCTCTTAAAAAAAATCCAACTAAATATGACCCATCAAAAGATAAAAAATATGTAGAATCTATTAAACCTGCGCCAAAATTAGAAGAAGTAGTTTTACCCACATCAACAGTGCCAGTTAAAGTAACCAAGAGTCTATTTAGCGACATGGCAGATATTGTTAATACGATTATTGAGAATGAACGAAAGATTCCGGGTATGCAACCTTTTTATTCAGAAAATAAAGATAGAACCGGCAAACTACTTACTGCTGATGAAATTGCGCAGTTAAAAAGCATTAGAGCAAGAATTAGTAAGATACCTGAAAATGTAATTATTGCCCCTATTGAAATTAAACAAGAAGTTAAGCGCAAGCGTGGCCGACCAGTGGTAGAGGGTTCTAAACGTCAGCAGGCACTTGCCGCACCAAAACCGGAAGCAAAGAGAAGGGGCAGACCGCCAAAGAAGATTACTGTTGAAGAGACCAAAGAAGAGACTAAGCAAGAAGAAACAAAAGAGGAATTAGCACCAAAAAAGAGGCGTGGTAGACCGGTTGTAGAAGGGTCAAAGCGTCAGCAGGCACTCGCCGCGCCAGTAGTAAAGAGACCACGCGGCCGTCCCAAAAAGGAAGCAGTAGAAGCAGCGCCAAAAGCAAAAGTAGGCAGACCAAGCAAATGTTCATCTGTATTGCCAAAATCTAACACGCCAACACCTAATGTATTTACAAGACCAATTATAGAGTATGTTGATATAGATAAGAAGTTTAAATTAAGCGCATCTCAAATGGTCTCTCCATTACTTCTTAAATATTCCAAAATGAATAAGAATATATTTTTTGATATAATGGATACATTATTTAAAGGTAGATTAGATATAATGCGAGAGATAAAGAATAAACCGTCAAAGAATACTTTATTTATTATTTATAAAAAAGTGTGTGAGTTCGCTGTATTTTATGGATTCGCAACAGCATATCAAATAGAGGAATCTTTAATATTACGCATTAAAGGCGATTTACAAGACAAACCAAAAGAATTAGCGCGATTCATAGGATTTCTTAAAAAAAACTGTATAGGTCAAGGTAGTAGCACACAAACACAAAAAGCAATGCCACGAACAAAGAAGGATAAAAAATATTCGCTACAAGAATTAGCGGTCTTTTATGAGGTTCCAATCGCTGGTAAAATACTTAAAGAAGAAGGCGTTAAAATAGATGAAATATTCCGTGATGTATTTGTAGGTCAAAACGCATCTATACGCATGAATGGCGATAAAATAGAGATTGTAGATTATGAGACAGATGAGGACGGAAACGCCTTACCTAATAAGGTTTGGCAAGAAGTAAGATTAAAAAAAACACTATTAAAAGGATTAGTAAAGCGTATTACAGAAGCAGTCAAAGAAGTTGTAGATGATGACGCATATAAGGGATTTATAAAAGATTTTACAGATGATCCGCAGTATGTATATGATGCTTTAATGGAAAGAATACCCAATAAAGACACTTAAAGACATATTAAGACACATAGTAAATGAAGGGATATATTTACAGCATTCGCTCGCACCAAACAAAGGACATCTATATTGGAAGCACAGAGCAATCATTATGTAAAAGAATGAGAAATCATAGAGCAGCGTATAAGATGTGGATAAATGGTTATAAAGCATACTGTAAATCATTTGAAATATTAAAGCATGGAGATGCCTATATTGAATTAATTATTGAAGTAGAAGTCCAAAGTAAACTTGATTTGCGAAGGATTGAAGGAGAACATCAACGAGCAACTGAATGTGTAAATAAGTTAATAGCAGGACGGACGAGAAAAGAATATTACGAATTAAATAAGGAGCAGATTAGAGAGAAAGTAAAAGAACGGTATGAAGAAAATAAAGAACAGATTAGTGAGTATAAAAAAGAATGGTATGAAGCCAATAAAGAGCATATTAGTGAGCAACAAAAAGAATATTATGAAATAAATAAAGAGCATATTAGTGAGCAACAAAAAGAATATTACGAATTAAATAAAGAACAGATTAGTGAGTATCATAAAGAAAAAATAACGTGCGAATGTGGTTCAGTTATTAGTAGAGGTAATACACGCCATCTTAAAACAAAGAAACATATTAATTTACTTTGATTTTATTTATGTTTTATTTAATTTAATTATAAATATTAAAATTGTAATATAATAAATAAAATAAAAATACATAATAGAAATATTTTAGAAAATGCCAAAGTAATATTTTCAAATAAAAGTTATAGTCCTATAAATAAAATAAATGAATTAATTACAAATTAAATAATTATAATTAAATAATAATTAAAATATAAATAAATATAAAAATAAAATATTAGAAGAATATAATGGACGTTGTTATTGAGATTATTTGTAATGAAGAACTAACATTTGAAAGTGAAGCAGACTATGAAGATTTACTGACCTATTGTGACTGGTTCTTTTATGACGGAAATATAGACGAATTAGATTCTGACCTGTGCTTGACATTTCGTGAGTTAGTTAATAATTACATCGAGCCTGCCTACATGCTGCGTCTACAAAGCTCGCATACCGACCAATAATATACAATCTCACTTATAAGGCAGTAGATTAAATACTCTTCATCTACCGTCATATATAAATCAATATTATAATTATTTATAGTAAAATACTTATAATATATATATATGGAACTATATCTGAGCGACAAACCTACTAAACGATTCATGGTCGTATTTGGAGACAAAAAGTATTATTTCTCTCAACCAAATTCTAATACATATATTGATAGTGCTACTAAAAAACAGCGTGACGCTTATCGCAAGCGACATTTAAATAATCCATTAGAACATGATTTAATAACTAATTTGGTTCACTCGCCATCCCTTTTTTCATACCATATATCGTGGGGCGATAGTAGAGACCCTATTAAAAATTTAAAGACTTTAAATAAATTAATGCGCCATAAATAATTATTTACGATTAAACTTATTCTTCCAAGTAACAACCATATAAATATAATAATATTATATATATAATGAACCATTATCCATACAGAAATGCTGTAATATATTACATTACACTATTCTTTATCTCTATATATAACACTAAACGACACATGCTAAAAAATGATAAATAATTTATGGTTACAAGCTCTGTAATGTTGCTTTTTTTTTAATATAATATTGTTTTTTTTGTTCTTTAATTTTATCAGCATTATCAATATAATATTGTTTTGCTTTTTCTTTAATTTTATCAGCATTATCAATAATATATTTCTTTTTTTGTTGCTTTATTTTATCAGCATTATCAACGCGATATTGCTTTAATTTATTAGCATTATCAGCGCTATATTGCTTTTGTCGTTCTTTAATTATATCAGCATTATCGATGGCATATTGCTTATGTTGTTGCTTTATTTTATCAGCATTATCAATACAATATTCTTTTAGTGTCCTTCCAGCTATATAATTATTAACACAATCATTGTATTTAATATAGTAACCTTCACGAGTTTCTAACTCTGCTCTTGATTTACATGGATATAGTTCAACCAAAATCATTTCATAATTACCTGCATCTATTATTTGGTTTGAAGCGCATTTATTATTACAACCTTTATGCGTGTTTAATCTTACTTCTAGCGTGTCTTTTGTTGAACCATAATAGGTAAGCCCACTACCCACAATTTTGTATATTTTGCCAGCTTCATAACCCATCTATTATATTATATAAAAAATATTTTCTAATTCAATTTTATTTTAATTATTAATAATTATCATAAATTATATCAAAAACACTTTTGAATTAATTAATTTTATTTATAAATATTAAAAGTGTAATTAAATAAATAAAATAAAAATACCTAATAGAAATATTTTTAAAAAGTAAAAGTAATATTTCAAATAAAAGTTATCTCTCTATAAAATAAATAAATGATTATATTACAAATTAAATAAATAATAAATAAATAAATAAATCATAAATATAATATCATAAAAATAAATAAAATATACTATATCTGTATAATGCCTCGTAAGAAAGGAGGTGCTTTAAAAGGAGATGATGTTAATAAATTTGTTAAGGCTTCGTACGAAGACCGCAAGGGAAAGACAGAGCGTATTGGTGATTACGAATTAGATAAAAGTTTAAGCAATGCGACGACCAAAGTCTACCACGACCCTAAAACAAATAAAGTAGTTGTTGCGAATAGGGGAACGAAAAGCACAAGCATTCGTGACTGGACCAATAACGCATTTTACGCGGTTGGATTATATGATAAGACTGGGCGCTATAAACAGGCGGAGGACACGCAACGAAAAGCGATTGAAAAATACGGCAAGGACAGCATAACAAATATTGGACACTCACAGGGGGCAATAATTACACGAAACTTAAAAGATAAGAATTTAACCAACCAACTTATTAATGTAAACCCAGCCTCAAAGGGCGAAAAGGTAAGGAAAGGCGAAACTGTTATAAAGAGTTCAGGTGATGTTGTTTCTGCTCTCGTTCCTACTGGGAAGAATATAAAAGTAATCCCAGCAAAAACTTATAATCCATTAACAGAACATTCAAGTGATATTTTAGAAGGCGACCAAACTATATATGGAACTGGTTTGATGGGCGGTTGTCATTGTGGAGGCTCTATGCCGCGCAGATATTTATAAAAAAACAATCAAACATATTAGACGCAAATTAAAATATAATGTTACTATATATCAATGAGTCAATTAAATACTCGTGTGAATGACAGCAATGCGAATCAAATATATTACGACGTAGTGGTCAGTAATCTTCAATCATCAACGGTCGCACCGCAACCATTCTCTTTTGTTGATACGAGAACGGTTCCATTCTTGAAAGTTCCGGAAGATTATTCTATGTCTATCATTCGCTTTACTTGCGGCACTTCTTCTCTGCCTGTCTTTATTCCGCAGATACAACCCAATCAGGGCAATCGTGATTTAACGATTTATTCCGTTACATTAGAGTATCAAGGCATCGAAGTTCAGACGTTTATTAACTGGAACCCACAAGAAATAAATGCGCAAATTCCGCCGGCACCTAATCAGACTACAAATGGTCGTCAATTTAACCAAAATTCTTATTACAACTGCTATTCGTATACATTCTTTATAGAGCAGATTTATGCCGCATTCCAATTTTGCTTTTTAGATTTAATATTAGCAGTTGCTGCTGCAGGACTTGGAATATTGCCCACACCATATCCCCCTGTAATTAATTGGGACCCGACCACAAATTCCGCTTCTTTGTATGCTGATGCGTTGGGATATGAAACTAATCCAGCCGCACCTAATCCACAAATATCGGTTTTTATGAATGCCCCATTATTTGCTTTATTTAATTCATTTCCTGCGACATATCAAGGCTATAACGTTACCAATGGCAAAAATTTCAAGATACCATTTATCGATATAGGCGGAACAAATATTATAACACTTATTCCACCTTTACAAGTCATTCCCCCTATTGTTAATTATAAAGCGATTCTTTGGACACAAGAGCAAAGCACGACTGCTTCATGGTCGCCAATCCTCAGTGTTGTATTCACATCGAACACATTGCCTATTGAAGGAAATCAAGTGTCGACACCGGTTGTGTTTAGCAACAATCAAAATATTTCTCTTGGAGGAAATAACGCAGATTTCCAGAACATTATAACGGATATCGTTTCTGAAGACGGCAACTACAGGCCAAATTTGGTGTATAATCCGTCAGCAGAATATAGGCGTATCTCTCTTAAAGGAAATAGACCACTCTATTCTATTGACCTTAATATTTATTATAAACTTATTACGGGTGAATTAATACCTTTGCGGTTACTCAGTAACGAGTCGGTTACAGTCAAACTACTTTTTGAGAAGGTAGTGAAAACATAACTTTCTTTTAAGATAATTATTTTTAATATTTAAAATTATTATCTTTCATTA